TTATCTTCATTAAAATCGTCGTAGTACGGATCAACATTTAAATTTGTAGTTATTGCCATTTATTAACCTTTAAAATCTAACAATAAGTTTGATGTTCTCAGCCTGACCTTCTGCTCTTGTTGTTTTTATTGCGTTTTCAGTGTAAAGAATATCACCGCTATACGATTCAAACTCTGGATTCTGTACAGATACAATTAGACGGTCATCAACACCTGAACTTGCGCCTCTAAGAGGAATACCAGTTCTAAATGTTCCTATCACATTCGTCAATCTAACTTGACTTGAAGTTTGATCTAGCACAAATCCACGTGCTGTTGTATTTGCGGCAGTTGTATCGTTGGGTAAACCTTGATACGCAAATTCATCTATAGAATAAGATGCACCAGTAATCAATGTTAATACGGTTGCTTGTGATACCACAGAATTAGCATTTGCTGCGCTAACAACATTAGCATCGCCATATTTATGAGGGTTCACGAAGATACCATATTGTCTGAACGTAGTGTTGGCAGGCACTTTTCCATTTTCAGTAGAATCAATTTCACCAATGCGTGACGTTACCATAACACTATTCGCACCAAGTTCACGTGCTGGATTATAACCATGTCCATATTTCATATCACGAATTACTCGAACAGATGAGTTAGAACCAGTTCCATATACAAAAGCATTTGCTCTACTATAACCTGTACCAATTGTTGTGACTGTTACTTTAGTCAGAAAACCAGTAGCATTAATTGTTGCTGCTGCGACTGCTCCAGTGCCATCACCATCAATATAAACTCTAGTCGTTAAAGCAATTTGATTTGCTGTTGTATTTCCACCACCTGATGCTGATGTTGCTGTTGATAAGAAGATATTATTGTTTGGTACATCGACACGGCTAATAAATGTACCTGGTGAAATACCCGTGCCAGACACAGACATATTAGCAGCAACATTCGTTGTATTTGCTAATGAAAGAACTGTACAACCAGAGCTGAAGATAGGAACAACTGCGACATTATTCTCATAAAAACCAGAACCTGTATTTGTAACAACAATCGTTGTTAATTCTCCATCAACAACACCAATATCATCTACGCTATAATCTAACTGATTTGTGCTTGTTGGAACTGGAATCCAATCGTCCGACAAGAAACGATTAGATGGTTTAACATTAAACATATACTTCCAGATGTAACCATCAGAAGTTGCGATATTACCATTTGAAGATGTGTAATCACCAGTTGGTTCTACAGTAGAGTTAGCTGATGCGTTATTAGATAAACACTTATAAACGTTACGTTGTGATGTATAAACATACATTGGCTTCACATTAAGTGAAGTATTGCCAGTAAGTAATGTGTCTAAGGCAACCAAGTCATCATACTGTTTATACTTTGTATTTGCTGTCCATATGATTTTTGGTATCACAAGTTCAACATCATTACCAGTAATCTTTTTAGCAGCTATCATATTATCCCAAGTCAACTTTTCATCATTGACAGAATCTACAATTGAGCTAGGGCTGCTTTCATTTGCGTATGGTAAATGATTCCCAATATAGACGTAGCCAACTTCAGGGCTTGGCTCATAGAAAGATTCTTTGAACTGAACCGCTGAAGTATATGCTATCTTTTTAGATGTAACCGAAGTCATAAGTTATATTTATCGCTTAATTGAATATAATTGCTGTTTGTGCGTTTGCTGTCTGATACCATGATGTTTGATTTGGAACAATTATTGCGCCAGAACCAACAGAATCAGGAGTGACATTTGGAGTGTAATAATAACTGCCTCCATTATTAATTGTCACTTTACGAATCGCTCCATTACCAGAATATACTTCAACAGACGCATTTGCGGCAGTGTTTCTACCTGTAAATCCTACAGTGATAACTGCGTTAGTTTCAACGTTAGACACAGCAACGACTGAGAATGTCGCATTTGTGTAGGTATTACTATTCGCAGTAATTGTTACATTGGCAGTTTGCTGCCCGTTTGCGGTCGTAGTAACAACAAGGTTCGCAACATTTAGAGTGTTTGCTGTATAACCAATTCTGAAGGATGCTGCTGAAGTTGGTGTCTGTAAAGCTCCTGTAGCTGGATTCAATACTCCAACAACAATAATATCAGCACCATTTGCATATAATCCTACATTATTTATAGTGGTTCCTGAAATAGCACCACCAGCATTTACAGTGACCGAAGCATTTGCTACAGCATTTGCTGTTCCTTGGTTTGTTGAGAACACAAGATATCCAGCGACATAACCAGAACCTGGTTGTGATGGATATGCCTCAGTTACAGATACCGGAGTCACGTTAGGTGCAGCTGTTGGTGCTGAACGATACAAACCAACATCATTAATTGTAAACTTAACGATTGAACCGTTTGCTGCACCAACTTCATAAGAAACATTCGCATCACGAACTGGATTACCACCAGAAAATGCTAGATAACCATTCGCAATAAAACGACCATTGTAAGTTGCCGTATTAGCTGCGATTGAAGAGATTGACAATGGTGTTGTATTCAATACCGCAGTTGGTGCTGATGAATATAAACCAGGATCAACAATCGTCACACGACGAATTGAACCATTTGCTGGATAAACTTCCACACGCACAACAGCAGCACGACTTGGATTACCACCAGAGAATGTTAATACACCGTTTGAATGTCCATTGCCCACGTTAGCAACAGTAACAGCAGATACAACAACATTTGGACTTGTATTTGGTGTGACTGTTGGATTAGACTGATACAAACCAGAATCATAAACAGTAATTGTACGAATCGCACCGTTGCTTGGGAACACCTCAACAGCAGCATTCGCATCACGTAATGGTGAGCCACCAGAGAACACTAACCAACCATTAGCATATCCTTCACCTTCATTAATAATAGAAATTGTATTCGCATAAACTACACGATGAGGATTACTATCTGGGAGAGCAACAGGTGTACCAGAATACAAACCACCAGATACAAGCGTTAATGTACGAACAGCTCCATTTGAAGCATAGACTTCTACATTAGCTACAGCAGCGATTGCTTCGTCTGTTCCAGAGAATGTCACAAAACCATTTTCATAGCCAGAACCCGCTGCGGTAATTGTAAGTTGAGTTACTTGACCACCACCATCAGCAAACACCAGATAACCGTTTGAGTAACCAGAACCAGAATTAGCAATCGTTAGACTTGTAATGTTAGAGCTTGTTAGTAATGTAGTGTTGCTTATAATCGTATTGATTGTACGCAATTCACCATTTACAGCAATAGTTGAACCCAATGAAAGTATTCCACGTGTATTGGCAATATTGTATTTTGTATTTGAACCGGTAACAACAATTCTACCATTACCAACATTAACTGTGCCTGAAATAGTATTTGTTTTTACATCTTGAATCGCAACGTCTGTAAGTTCAACAACTTTTTCTGTGTTGAAAAAAGCGTAGTTTACCATACCAACAGGATGTAAAAGCTGCTTCAACATCTGTTTGTATTTACTGAACTCTGTCTGTGAAGAAATAATATATGAATAATCTACATAATAATCTTCACCTTGTAATTTTCTTTCTGTAGATGAGATAATGGAATCTGATGTTGTCCAACGACCTGGTGCTGAAACATATGAACGTTCAATTTCAGCATTTGCTGTTGCTGTACCATCACCACCCGACACACTTACGATAGGATTGAATTCGTAACCAGAACCAGGATTTACAACCTTAATGGAAACAATCTGACCATTAGCACCAAAACCAGTAGCACTTAATAATTCACCATCACCAATTAACGAATCAATTTGTACGTTTGCATTAGAGCCAGTAGACGAAGAAACGCTAATTGTAGGAAAGTTGTTTTGTGTATACCCATAACCACCTAATGGCCAACGATTATATACCCCAATTTTTTTATTTGATGCTGAGTATGTAAATACTGAAGATACAACAACGGTCAAATCATTTGTAATTGTTTGTACAGTTCTAGACTCATTATTAATATCAACTTTATCGCCAATTTTCAAATCTTGTGTGAAGAATGTGTCCGTGCCACTGATCTCGTTACATGCGGCTGTGACAGTTCCAACACCACGAATACGTGAATTAGCCGAATCGATTCTTAAAATATATCCATTCGCTGCTACAGAAGTTACCGTTGCAGCCGCATGTTGCCCATAGGTACCAGGTGGATTTGTTCCAAAAACAATTTCATCACCAATTTTATAGTTTGTTCCACCAGAATTAATTCTATAACGACCTACAGAACGTAAGCTTTTAGAAAAACGATAAGGTGTATTTGAACCATACTGAGCACCCGCAGCATCTAAGATAGTGATGCTTTTTTCTGTTAATGGGACTGTAGATGAAAGAACTTTAACATTACTAATTGGTCCCGCTTGAATTGTGATATAATTTAATGCGTCAGCAATTGTATTTGATGCGCTTATGTTTGCTTTGGAAAATGCTGATCCCCAATTTGAATTTGTAATGGCTATTTCAGTATTTAAGTTGGAAATAACATCTGGTGATACCGTAAATGAATTAGCAGCGTTTGCTCCAGAAGTATCAATCGCATCCACAACAACCGTCATGGTAGAAAATGGATTGTTTCCACTAACACCTATAGGAGAAGAAACAGTAAATAACGCACCACCATGACTAACATCTACAGTATCAATTTCACCAGTAACAACTCTTTCAACCGTACCAAATGCGTTTGTTGAAGCATTACCACCAAACACAGAAACGATATCACCAATACTATAGTTGTTACCGGCATTTACAACATTTAAACGACGAACAATTGAGAACGTTGACGCACGAACATCAATACTAATATTGTTAATTTCATCGTTAATTGGTATCGTTACAGTTTCACCATTCAAAAAAGAACCATTAAGAGACTCTTCATTAATAAGAAGTTCAACTGGTAAACCAAGATTTAACGTGTCAGAAATAATTCTTCGACTTGCTGATTCAATGATAGCAGATGCTTTTGATGTGATACCTGTAACTTTACGATTGTTCAACAAAGCGATGTTGAAGTTATCATAAGTCGCTTGTATTGTTGCTCCGTTTGCTGGAGCAGAAACAAAGTTTAGTTGACGATACTCTTTATTAATAAAATAATCTATGCCAGCAGACTTTAAAACTCCATTTACAAATATACTTACTTCATCTGTGCCAACTTGTTGTGCCAGATAAAATGTTTTTGTTGTCCCGTTTCCGATATAATTACTCGAAATATCAGGGTTAATTCTAAGCTTATTATCAACTTGCCAATTACTTGCTGATGCTCTTAGAACATTATTCTTCGGTAGAATAACGTCGATGTCCTCACCAAAAACTAATTGAAATAATAACTTGAATGAGTTCTCACTACCTTTTGTTCTGTAAAGTGGTAATAACTGTTTAAATAAAAGTGCTTTGTTAGCTTGAACATCTAACGGAACAATCGCAGCGTATGTATTATAAAAGTTCTTTTCAAAATCATCAATAGACTCATCAACGTCACTGATATAACGTAACGATTTAGCAGTCGTTACAAGATTGTTTGATGTTACTGCTGTATTAGCTTGTGCTTCTAAGAACTCATAGTATGCTTCCAGAAACGTGATGAACTTTGGATATTCATCACGAATAAATTCTGGTAACTGTCTATTGACAAGTATAGATGTTTTTAAATCTTCGAATGACATTATACAGTTTCTAGTGTTGTGCTTATTGCTGTTGGGTCGTTTTCGTCAATTGTGACGATGGTATTTTTAGTTGTACTTATAATGCCTTTTTCAGACTCAATAGATAAACGAATGTCGCCATCTACAGATTGAACACCTTTGATTGCGATATTTGTGATTGTAACAATACCGGCATCATAGTCAATCTCACCAGCATTCTCATCAACAACTTGACGTTGAGCTAATGAATCATAGTAAACCGTGCGAATTGTGCCAATGCGACCATCAATCACCGCTGATGCTGTAGCACCAAAACCACCACCACCAGAAATGGTAACAGTAGCACGTGTATAATCAATGCCACGATTTACAATTTCAATACTTTGAATTCTTTGGTTGACGATAATCGCACGTGCTGAAGCACCAGTACCATCTCCATCAATCGTCACTGTAGGCTCAGTAACAAAACTTTGCCCAGGATTTGTAACGCTGATTGATGAAATACCAGAGAATGATTGTGGAATTTCATCAAATTGAACTTCACGATCAACACCTTGTGAATCAGTAACAGTAAAGAATGTTGAAGTAAGTTTATTACCAATTGTACCACGACGAAGTGGTACATTAAAGTTTACCGTGTACGCTTTAGATGAATTCAACGACGGCATAAATCTTTTCTGTACACGAACAGAAACGCTAGAACCAACAATTGAATTGGTATCTACAGAATCGATTTGATCTTGCATCTTGGAAAGAATAAATTGAGAGTCAAATTTATCTAAGAACGTTGATTTATAAAGAAGAATAGAGTTTCTAATTGCGTTCTTTAACTGTGTATCAGTAAGTGTCGTTTTATTTGGATTGTATGTGACAGTAGGTGAAATAACCAAATACAGATATTCTGGGTCACGAATTACTGTCTGTACTGCTACAACAGCTTTTGGTTTAATAATTTCATCAATGATTCTTTGTTTTTCTGCGTCAGACAGATAGTAGTTTTCTTTTGGTTTCAAAGCAACATATACAATACCAAATGATGGAGGTGTTTCTTCTTCACCACCCCAAACAGATACAGAATCTACAGAAGGATAATTCTTTGTAATGTATGCTTCGTAATCACTAAATGTGACTAAACGATTTTGAGTTGTATATTGAAGTGGTGCGGCAAACTTAATATTGTCCACAGACTCACGTTCTGCGCCGCCAGCAGCTTCACTAACCGGTGTAATGTCAAAGTCTGTAAGATTGGTACTTAAAGTATCAGCAAGCGTACCAGTAGCAACAAAATTGTTTGCTTTGTTCGCAGCATCACCATTTGTAACAAGATAAGTTATATTAATGATTGCGCCATCTGAGAGTTTTTTACCAATTACATTATCACCAAAATAGATTTGGTATCTTTGTGCCTTACCTTCTTGAAGATAAAAAACTTCTGACTGAGTTGTTGTGTTGCTTGCGTCTGCAGCTAATGTATAAACAGAAATGTCAGTGTTAGTTACCGATGATTGAACAGTAACATACAAAGTTGTCGTGTCAACGCTGTTATCTGGCAATTCAAAAACTTGTTTTGGATTTGTAGACTGATCGTAACTATAAGAATATGTTACCAGTTGACCTTCGTAAATTGGTAAATTTAAAAACGTATAATTTGTATTTGATTTAGTTACAGTTGTATCTGACAGAGTAACAAAACCATAACTTACACCATCAATGTCGTTTGATAGAAAACGAAAGCCTTTAGGTATTGTAAGTGATGCTGCTGTATTTGAATTTGTATTAGCTACAAAATTAATAGTCGCACGTGGTGCTTTACGTGAATATGGAACATATCCTAAAGTCTTAGCGTGAGAAACCACAGAGTCACGAAGTAATGCTGTGTCCATAAAAGCTTCATTAGCTACCATGTTTAGGTAGTATGCTTGATAATGGGTGTTGTAAGCAAGAATATCCAAGAGAACAGACAGACCTGATCCTTCAAAATCATAGTCGGTAAACTCAGATTGTTGATTTAAAAACGTCTTTAAATTTTGCTTGATTGTATCGAAATCAAGTTCGGTTACTCTTAAACGATCTACCATTTTTATCTAATTCTCTCTAAGAAGAAATCAATTGTAATTGGATTAGGATTGTTCACAATTAAAAAAGTCATCTTCATACTATATTGATTGTCATCTGGATATGCTGTGGCATTCAAATCCAAAATTCTAACTCTGGGTTCGTAATTGTTAATTACCTCAGCAATTGCTCTTTCAATCTGAGCAGCAATAATAGGATCAACGTTTTCGAACAATAGCGAACGAACACCACTACCTAACTCGGGTCTAAATGGACGTTCATAAAAATTAGTTGATACTAAATTCTTTACTGAATTGATGACAGCATACTCATCAAGATGCTTTGTCACATCTTTTTTAACTGGATGTCTGTTAAAGTTCAAATCCAAATCACGATAAGTTCGTTCGGACTGGATTCTAGGATTCTGAGATGTTATTGTAGTTGCCATTTGGTATTTATTCAGCCTCCAGCGAAAACATTACCAGAACCAGAAGTCAAAGTATGCCCAGAGTATTCATCACCTTTTCTTCCTACACCTTTACCATTTACAAACACTGTACTTGAAAAGGATGTCAAAGAAACAGTATGTGGTACACAAGATTCTCCAGAAAGTATCAAATGTACTTGACACAAATCTCCAGCACGAACGGCACCAATTCCATTTACAAAAACATCAGATGATCCTTGGTCAGTAACAGTTGTAGCATCACACCCGTGATTTGTAGCTATAGAATCTGTTCCTGATTTTCTAGATACTGCTGGCATATTAGTTTAGGTTAATTGTTTTACCGTTGATAATAATATCTCCTGTCACGTTCAATCTATAATTGCCATCAACATAAATCTGTACATCACCCTTAATATAAACAGCTTCATCACCAGCAACTACAGTATATTTGTTTCTCTGTATTCTTTCAGCACGATCACCTTCAGGACCCCATTCAGTATATGAACCTGAGCGATGGTATACATGAACTCGTTCTGCGCCTTTCGTATCATCAAATTCTAATGCGTGACCAGATTCAGATTCATATACATTATTATATGGATATTTGGCATTATAGTATGACGCAGGTTCAACTTTACTTGCTCGTTTACTTTTCTTTGCTGCTACGATCTCTGACGGATAATCAGAATCATTTCTTGCTAATCTAGATGTTGTTGGTTCATCCAACTTTCGTGGATAGTTTGTTGCTGACTCATATGGTTTAACTGGAGCAGCAGCAAGTTGTGAACCTTCTCTTGGGTCAGAAAAACCTTGCTGTCTATTAGCAGCTTTTAATGGTATGCCTGGTAATACACCAAGTATAACTGGTTCCTGTGCGTTATTTCCATCAATAAAAAAACCAAATACCATATCACCTTCTTTGGGTGTATAGACATTGGACATATTTACTGGTATACTTGGTGTTGCCCAAGGTAACATGTTTGTAGGCAATTCCATTTTGTTTGCTGAATGCCAACCGATACAACGAACACGACATCGCCCAAGTTTAATTGGGTCTTGACGATCTTCAACCACACCAACCCACCAAACGAATCCATTTTTACCAGTAAAATCTCCTGGCTGAGAATCCATCATCATTAGTATTTCTCCAATGTTTGATTTGAAAGTGGGTTGCTCACATATTGATTCATATCATTTGTAGAGTCGGATGCGACTTCAATTATTGTGACATGTCTAGTTAAACTAATGATGTGTCTTGTACCTGTTATAATATACTTACCACTGACTGTTAAATCTTCAGTTTCATTTTCACCTTTTGTTTTAAAACCAAAACCTTGTGTTTTGAAGTTTACGTTAAAACCAGAAGATAAACTAAAGTTTCCTGGCATTACAATCTTCAATCTTTTTGTGATCAGATTATTGAATATAGCTTTTCTTTGAAAGACACTAAGTTCTTGTGTCTCTACTTTTGATATTGAAGTTGGGTCATACTTTTTAATGTAGTTGCTATTCTTTCTTGCCGCACCAAAAATGCTCACAACCTTTCTGGAATCGTAATTTGTAAAATTAGATGTCCTATCACGATTATGAACTTCACCAGCGGTAGAGTTTTTATTGCCATGCTCTACGGTAGAATAATGTGAGTCAAAAGTCAATGGAGTAGAACCCATAGTTCTTGTCATCGGATCAAATCCAATAAACTGCCCAGCATTAACACCAGAGTTAATTTTTTCTAGCACATCATTTTGAGTTAAGACTTCATAGCTTCTAGCACTCGTTAGTTCTAAAAAATCAGCGTTATCTTCTACATTTTTTGGTGAGAAATTAATATCTAATATTGCTTCTTTTGTCAGAAGTTTTGACAAAGAACAAAAGTTATAACCAACAACATTAGAAAAGAAAATATAATCAGGAGCGTTTTTAATTCCTACCGCTCTTTTAGCACACCAATTAATAGCATCAATTGGTGACAAGTTTGGTACAACTATCTTTCTAACACCATAGGTATCTTCAAGTATAGCAAGATTTTTTTGTGGTATCTTCAGATAGTTAGTCATAATCTTTTCAACAACTTTGGAATAAGTTGTTTCATAACTTTGATTAACTCTTTTCTGCTTTGAGAAAATTAATTCGTCAGCAACAAAGTTGAGCACATATGTTTCGCTTGTCTGATTAATATTACTTCTATCTGTCTGACTGTATATTCTGAATGCTTTTTTATATGCCAAATTCTCAGAATTTTCATCTTTCTTGATATTAATTGCTAACACTTCAGAGCCATCAAATGTAAGTTTTTTTGATAGCCCAACAGCATCGGTGATTACTATATTACCAGAGAGAACGGGTAAGAACAAAGAATCGTATAGATTAATTTCTTCAAACATGTCAGTAACATCAATGGGTCCACCTTTAGTTACCACCACAACCTCAGTTACTCTAAACTGTGTAGATTCAATTACGTTCATGGATTAATAATCTGTTTAAATTCTTGAACAACCGAACCAGCAAATTCTGGCTTTAATAATTTGATTTTTCTTTTAGCTTCGTTGACTTCCATTTCGTAATCATAATAAGTCAACTTTTCTTTTGTAACGACTTCTCTAACAACTGTTCCATTATCAAGAGTATATGTGCTAGTTCCCGTAATTACATTAGCGTAAGCGTTAGCTGTTATTTGTATTTTTTCTTCAATCGTTTTACTATCCGCAGTTGTTGAAGTTGTTGTTCTTGTATTTACTTGATAATAAGAATGAACGTTGTTGATGCTTTGTGCCCACACTAAACCAGATTGAACTGTAGTGTTAGCAGCACCATTAGCTGAATATTTTGCGTCAACATATTCAATAAAATTTTCATACTTCAACGGCCAATCATATTGGGGATCAATAATATCATTAAACATCAAAACAATCCAATGACGTTCTGGGTTGTTGTAATACTTTGAAGCGATTGATTCTGGTGTATCACTATCTTTTATATCGTACTTGTAAAAAGCAGAAGAGTTTTCTTTCAGTGAATTCTCAAAAGCAAAACGAGCGATTATATTTGTTACCGTGTCTAAGCTTGTTGTGTTCGCATCAACGGTATAGTATGTTAGTGGATAGTAATTAAAAAAACTTGCCATTACTTACTCCAAGAATAATCCGAAGCAGTCTTACCTTCAACTTTTGGTGAACCAATATTAAAATCTTCTTTGGTAATATAAGTTGTTTCTTTAAATCCTAAAGACATTTGAATAGCAACTGGCATACCTGTTCGCCCTAAAGCTGGATCATTATCACCAATAGATTCATAAGCAGTCCAACCTCTTGGTGCATAATTAACTTGTACAGTTTGTAAAACACAAGTCGCAATTGGTGGAATGTTTGGATTTTGTTTACCAGCATAATAAAATTTGATGTCAAACTCTGAAGGTGGTATTAATAAACCAGATTGTGTTTTTGAGTTTGGATATCTTTCTAACTCTGGTGCTTGATGAAATCTGAACCTTTCAATAATTTTTTGTACTTCATAAGCTTCACGTTCGCTTTTTGGATAAAAGAAAAATTCAAATTGAAAATCTCTGAGTGAAGGAGAAGAATAGATCAACTCAAGCATTGGATTGGTAACACGACCAGTAGCAGCAAAAAGACCTAATTTAGTCACAGCTGGGCTACCCAAAGCACCTAGAACATTTTCACCAAATTTTTGTGCTAAACCAGATTTTTTAGCAGCAGCAACCAAAGCATCTTTTTTATTTGCTCCACCATTTCTCATGATAGAAAGTATTTCTGGTGCTGCTACTGCTAGTTGCCCTAACATTTCTTCACCAGGTCGAAGTTCTGAGTAATCTTGTCTTGAATCAAAGTTGATTGTATCTGGCATGTATAGAGCGATGGCATCACTAGTCAATCTAGTTCTGTTTAAAAACTCAAAAGGTGATTTATCAATGATTGACTTTACTGATCGTTCGATAGCAGTATCAACTTTTTCTTCTCTTGCTGGTTGTTGTGGACCAGCAACAAAACCTTCAATTGCTCCAGCAACAGAGCCAAGACGCCCACCAGTTCCAAATTTTTGTTTGATTGAAGCTGTGCCTTTATTGATATAGCTTGAAAGTTTATTGTTAATGTTGTCAGCAAACGATGGATTTGTTTTAATTATACCTCCACCACCACCAACTGTTCTTCCTTCACTTAGCTGTTTTTGTATACCAATTTCTTGTTCAGCGTCCCATGACTGTGATCCTCTATCTTTTGCTTTGAATGTAGTATTCTTTTGCTCACGCACGAAAAATACCATGTAATGTCCTCTGTCAGCTTTACCAATATCAAGAGGATATTTGAGAGTATCTTTTTCGAATTCGGAACCTTCTAAAGCAGCAAGGCCGCTTGCACCAAATTTTCTAGGTTCTATGTCGTTAAATCTGATATCTGAAAGACCAAAAAATGCCATGAAAGTTCCTATAGGTTGACTAGATAGTATTTATGTCAAATAAAGGTAAGTTTAAACCACGCAACCCAGAAAAATACAAGGGTAATCCAAACAACATAATCTATCGTTCCACTTGGGAAATCAAGGTTATGGGGTACTTGGACACCAACCCAAACGTCATTTGGTGGGCATCAGAGGAGCTTCCTATACCATACTACAGCCCAGTGGATAAAAAGAAGCATCGTTATTTTCCAGACTTCATTGCTCAAATGCGTAAGTCAGACGGTAAGCTTATGACATATGTGATCGAAGTTAAACCAGAAAAACAAACACGACCACCAACACAGAAACGAAAGACAAAGACTTTTATTCATGAAGCCATAACATATGAAATCAATAAAGCTAAGTGGATAGCAGCAGAAGAATTCTGTAAGGACCATGGCTGGGAATTTCTGATACTAACAGAAAAGCATCTAGGCATCTGAGATAAATACTAGATGGCGAAAACACTATTAGACCGAGTTAAAGAATCGTTAGCTAAATCTGGCTATGAGCCACGCACCCGTGAAGCACGTAAATGGCTGAGAACAAAGATACCAAAACTCAGACCTACCAAAGCTGACCTGATGCGTGACCGTCAGAGACTACGTGACAAGTCTTTTATCGGTCGAATGTATTTTTACTATTATGATCCTAAGACAAAGGACACGCTGCCATATTACGACAGGTTCCCATTGGTAATTCCAATAGAACGATACTCAGACGGTTTTCTAGGGTTAAATTTGCATTACATACACCCAAAGCAGCGCATAGTCCTATTAGATAAACTTAGCATCATATTAAATAATCGTGATTATGACGAGACTACAAAGCTAAGAATCAGTTATGATTTTCTAGCAAGAGCAACGAAAGTTTTCTCTCAAGCTAAACCTTGTATCAAACGATATTTGTTTAGTCATATACAATCTCGTTTCTTGGAAATTACAGCAGATGAATGGGACATTGCCGTCATGCTTCCTGTGGAATCATTTGCTAAAGCAAGCACAAGTAAAGTCTGGTCAGAATCAGAGGATAAATTTTAATGGCATTTTCACCCAACGAATTCATTTCAAACATTAATGCAAAAGAAGGTCTAGCACGTCCTTCGAGATTTGAGGTCATACTTCCAATACCACCTTATATTAGCCAGTTTGTTCAGAACTCTTTAATAGAAAGAATTTTGAACTTACCAAATTCAATCATGTCTGATATTTCAGATGCTATTAATTCAGCTATCGGGTCAGATTCAAACAACGCTATGAAATCTGCTAACCCAGGTATGACTCGTTATCTTGCGTTACAATGTGAAAGTGCTGAACTGCCAGGTAAAACTTTACAAACAGATGATGTTAAAATCTACGGTCCAACGTTTAAGATTCCTTATCAAACACAATATGGTGACACCACTTTAACATTCATCTGTACAAACGATTTCTATGAGCGTAAGTTATTTGAACGTTGGATTGAAGCAATTATGCCAACAGATACAAACAACTTGCGATACCCAATGGGGCAAAATTCTCAGTACATGACTGAGATTACAATCAAACAATATAACGATGACGTAAAGCAAATTTTTGGTACAAAACTTATTGAAGCGTTTCCAATTGGCATAGCAGCACAACCATTAAATTGGTCAGAAGAAGGTTTTCATCGTTTAAGTATTCAGTTCGCATATCGCAGATACGAAGTTATACCAGATAGCAAATATAACATTGGAGACATTGTTACTTCTGGTGTTACAGCTGGAGCAAGAGCATTACTTAGAGTTTAAATTATAGTGAGGATATTATGTTACCAAAAATAGATGTACCAATTTATGAAACTAAATTAATTTCTAGTGGAAAGATAATTCGTTATCGCCCGTTTCTTGTAAAAGAACAGAAGTTGTTTTTAATGGCAGCTGAATCTGAGGAAGTACAAGATACGATCAATGCGATTAAACAAGTAATTTCGAATTGCGTTTTAGATGATATTGATGTTGAGAATATGGCAACATTTGATATCGAACATTTGTTTATTCAGTTAAGAGCAAGATCGGTAGGAGAAATTGTTACTCTAAACTATAATTGTAATAACAAAGTCAAAGATGATAATGGTGAAAAAATCTGTGGTGGTAAAGTTCAATTTGATTTGAATGTACTGGAAATTCAACCACAAAAAAATCCAGAGCACAATAGCAAAATTCCTATTAATGAGAAAATGGGAATCGTTATGAAATATCCTACATTCAAAACTGTAGATAAATTGGATGTTAATTCAAATGACATGCAACAAATTTTGGAAGTCATAATTGGATGTATTGATTTTATTTACGATGATGAGAAAATATATTACGCTAAAGATTCTCCCAAAGAAGAGCTTATTGATTTTATTGAAAACTTAACACAAACTGATTTAGAAAAAATACAAAAGTTTTTTGATACACTACCTAAGTTTAAAAAAGACTTACATTTCAAATGTGGTAAATGTGGATACGAAGAAGATATCGTTGTAGAAGGTATACAAAATTTTTTCGTCTAATTATAAATTATGATAATTTAGGGAATTACTTTCAAACTAACTTTGCTTTGCTACAACATCATAAGTACAGTTTGACTGAATTGGATAATATGATTCCCTGGGAGAGACAAGTCTATTTGGATTTATTGATGAAACACATTGATGAAGAAAACGAGAGAGTAAGAGAATACAACAGGAACAGAAACTAAATGGCAACAGAAAAAAAATCTGCTTTAGAAAAAGCATTACCAGCAATGGCAAAAGATATTGGTGTCATGAAGATGGGCATCATGAAGCTTGTTGCTGTTCAAACTGGAACACCAAGAACAAAAGCAGAACAATTCTTTGCTGGTCAACAAAGTAAAGAATCAGCATATGAAGCAAAGTATGGAAAGTCCCCAACACCAACAAAATCAAGCAGCGGTGGTGGTAGCCGTTCAAGCAAAGGTTTAGGTTTTGGTCCTGGTACTTCTGTTCTTGACTTTATCAAAAACATTGCTAATGTGTTGATTAAAGGTGCTCTTGTAAGTTTAGGTACAATGGGTATTGCCAAGTTATTAGAAAATGATACGATCAGAGAAAATATAAAGTCATTTCTAAAAAATTTATTTCTTGGTGTTCTGAATGTAATACAAAAAGGCGCCACAATGTTGAACGATATGATGAGAGAAAACTGGCCAGAAATAAAAGAAACAATAATAAGCACACTTATAGCAATCAAAGATTTATTGGTAACAGGTATCAAAAAAGCAGCAGATGTTTTATCGGATCCTAGAGTGTGGGAAGGTGTTTGGGAAGTAATTCAAACAATTTTTTCAGCAATTAAAAAAATACTTTCGACAGAAATTGATATCAACGGTGAAAAAGTTTCTCTTGGGGCGGTGGTTGGTGCGGTAGTGATAGCCTTTGGAGCACTTAAAGGAGCCGTTTGGTTACTCAAAGCAGCCGCAGATTCAGCAGCAAAATCTTTATTTGGTGTTGGTGGTGGAGGTGGTGATGTTGATGTTCCCGATAAAGGTAAAGGTAAAAAAGGTCCATATCGTGATCCTAAAACTGGACGATATACTAAAACTCCTCCAAAACCTCGTGTAAAATTACCAGGCTTTTTAGCAGGGTTAGGAGCATCAACTTTTGTAATTGGTAGTGCCATGGAACTTATGGATTACGAAGTTGAAAAAGCACGTGCTGAAGGAGGTGATGAAGCTGCCGAGAAAAAATCAGCAGAACATACTTCAATGTTATTAGGTCAAATGGACGAATCTATGATAGGTTCAGCTATTATGGATGCATCAACATCACCAACACCAACACCAAAAGATAAACGAACTGTAGAAGGAAAAGTAACAAGAGCATATACAAAAACAGCACCAGATGATTTTGATATGTCTTTATTAAATGTGATCGCAAAAGGTGAATCTGGAGGTGATTACAACGCAATGAATCAAGGTGGAACCAAAGAAAAAGGAATATATGGTTCTGGTAATTCAATGAAAATTATTGGTAAAAATTTAACCGACATGACTGTTGGTGAAGTTATGATGAGAGGAGCGCCACCTTCAGCAAGCCCCGAAAAGAGAAAAAAAGAAGGTCTTATTTTTGCCGCTGGTAAGTATCAAATTGTTCCAGAAACATTAAAAAAATTGGTAAATGCGGGTGTAGTTAATAGAGGTGATAAGTTTGATGCTGCTACACAAGATAAGTTGGGTAAAGCATTATTAGAAGATGCTGGATTATCACAATTTAAAGCAGGGAAAAAGTCACCAACAGAATTTCAAAATGATGTATCAAAAATTTGGGGTGCTGTTGGAAATACCGCTGGAGAAACTTCACTTGGTGGACCAAATAAAGCAAACAGGTTAGCAACAAATCAATTTGCAACTTTATTAGCTGGAGGTAAGATTGAAGAGCCAACTCCTGTCGCAACAGTTTCACCATCTCCAACTCCTAGCGCAGCGATGTCACAAGAACAAGTAAAAGCATCACAAGAAGAAGAAAATCCACTAATCAAAATGTTAGTTAATTTTGACAAAATGATAGGTGGAAAATTAGGATTAGATTCTGCTGAACTTACCGCTGCATGGAAGATGATTGAAAAAGAGATTGCTTCTGGTCCTACGTTTGTAGATAATTCAACTAGCGTGAACAAAGGTGGAAGTGAAATGGTAACTGCTCAAGGTTCACCGGCAGTTCGTGATGAAAATCTCTTGAACGCCATTATGAAGATGAACGGTTATACACAACCATCAGTATCATAAAAAAACGCCACCCGAAGGTGGCGCCGCAGTTGATTAAGATAAAGGAGGATTTAATCTTCTGCTAAAGACTTAAAGTAGTCTAGTTCTTCATCACTTTCCAGATCAGGAGACATTGTAGTCATAGCAGGTGTAATGTTTTCTGCTTTGACCTTTGATACTGGTGGAGCACCATCAAGACCAAGAACCTTGTCAAGCTTTGCTTTCAGTTCATCATAAGACTTGAAGTGTTTAGGATCAAGAAACTCTTTCAGTGAATATTGTTTCTTCCATAGTGCTTCAAGTTTAGCATCATCACCTCCAAGTAACGCAGAAGGTGAATCAAACTCAGACTTGTCATAGTTACGATAGCCTTCGACTTGACGAATCTTGATTTTGAAATTAGCACCATCCCAGAAGTCAAATGGATTGATTGGCTTCTCATCTTCAAACGCAGGATTCATTGCTTCTGTAATCTTGTCAAAGATTTTCTTACCAAACTTGTACAGACGAATTTGTCCTTCATTGTCTGGATTCTTTGGGTCAGAAACAATATAAACATTCGCAATGTAATAAAGGCGACGCTTTTGCTTACGTGCGATTTCTTTGTTCGCTTCAATACCAGAGTTCCACAGCACAGAGTTATATTCTGATACTGGGTCTTTCTGATTTAAAGTTGTGAGTGAGTTCTCAATATACCATCCACCAGGACCTTGAAAACCATGATCAAATAAACGTACCCAAGGAAGTCCTTCATCTCCATCTACTGCTGGTGCTGGAAGAAAACGAATAATCGCCATTCCATTACCTGCTTTGTCTACTTCTGGTTGCCAAAAACGTTCATCATTTTTAGAACCTTCTGCGGGGGTATTGATTGTTTCAACCGCTTTGGTGAGCTTCTCGAATGAGTTGCGGTTGTTTTTGAGTTTAGAAAAATCTACCATATATTTGCCTCGTATAAAAATGTATTAAATTGTATGTGCATCGTGTCCACATGATTCATTATATACATGTATATATGTGTCGTCAAGTACAGATTGCACTATTGCTATCGTTTTCGCCGCATCTTTGTGAAGTATGCCTATGCCTCCAGCTATATTGAAATCGTCAATTACGTCCTCAGTATCATCAATGAGAATAATATCAGGCTTAGCATAGTTTGCTTTAAGATGTCGCCCAGGTACGATATTGGCTGTAAAGTCAATGTGATGACGTTTTAACCAAACCTTTTTTTGTCGTTTTACTTCTTCATGATGTCGATTACCACCTGATGAAGAAAGAATTTCCACTGGAATGTCCAACGAAATAATATACTTCAACAGTTCCACACCACCAGGATGCCAGTCAAGCGTTTCAAAGTTTTTACCTTCAACAAACTTGTCCCATTCTAGTGTTACCTTTTCTCCATGTGAGCGTTTGTGCTCTAATTCAACCTTGAATATTTCATTGTATCGTTTGTAGAAGTCACTAAGAACTCCATCCATATCAAGGTATATTTTCTGTATTCGCATCATATGCTTTCTTCAAAATAATTTTCATATTAGTTGTGTTAAACTGTATGAACGGTGTATATTTTCTTATTGTCTTGCTTACCTTTGGATAATGAATTGTATCTGCAATTTTTTTATCCCACATTGGTGTGAAGTTCATGATTGAATTCATGATGCACAAAGTCTCTATTGAAACATCACCATGTAACAGCTTTGTGAGTAGAATGGGATACTCACTATCCCGAACCATCAATAAGTCATTTGGATTATCATGATTCATTAACGATTCAATCTCATTCGTAAAAGTATAAGTCAAAGACTGTATTACCTTTTGACGTTTACGATACTGAATATCGGATTCTTCAGTTAGTAAATGCCCAATCCAAACATTAGAATCATACACAAGATTAGCAACAATAAAATCACGACCTTGTTCAGCATTGGTGAACCTACGACTCAGTTTGTAAAAATGATATTTGTCTTTACGATTCTCGAACGCTTCTATGCTCGTACTAATCTTACCACCATATCGAAAGTAATCGTAAGTATCGGAATTGAAGTGAAGTTTGAGAGAATTGTATAAACAGTAGGCTTCATATCCAGACATAATTTTTTATAAATAGGTGTAGGTCGCCGGACTGGAACTCCGCACCTACTCTAATACGAAAGGACCGT